GTACAACCAAATGAAGCTTGATAACCTAAAGCTACGTTGTACATGTCTACATTACCTGAAGGATCCATGTTGTAAAGAGCTGAGTGTCCAATAGCAACGTTATTGTCACCATCAACATTTGCTTGCATTGCTTTTATTCCAATAGCTGTGTTATTAGTCGCAGTTAAATTTGTGGTAGAACCTGTTCCTCCACCTAATACACCATGACCTATTGCGGTATTTAAGTGTGCTGTATTTCCAGCAGGAGTACTAGTATGTCCTCCGCCCATTGCAGACCTTCCAAAAATAGTATTAAAAGATGAATGATTACTCGCCCCATCATCTCCAAGATATTTACCAGCCTCAAAACCAACAGCAGTATTATCAGCAAAACCAGTACCAGACATAAGAGATTCGTGTCCAAGAGCTGTATTCCTTGCTCCAGATGTTAATGAGGCAAGGGCTTCCTTCCCAATCGCTATTGTACCACTTGCATCTGTAGTTAATGCCGCAGATAAAGTATTAAATCCTATCGCAACGCAATTATTAACATCGTTACTTGTGAAGTTTCCAGACATAGACAATGTACCTACAGCAGTATTTTGGTCACAATCGTCTGTTGCTTTATGAAAGCTTTGATACCCTATCGCAAGGTTGTTATCAGCGACTGTTACATCATTACCAGCATCTTCTCCAATAAATGTGTTGTAGTTGCCACCACTTGCAAGTGCCGCTCCTGCCAATTTCCCGAAGAGTGTATTTGATGTACCACTATCATTATTACTTAGTGAGATTCGGGAGTTGGAATCTATTACAAATGGTATTTTTTCAGCACTATCAGAATAACAAGCAAACTGAAGTTTTGTTGGGATTCTTGTACTTGCACTTCCGCTTTGTATTGCGGCTATATATGCACCATCATCAACATTGCCACCAGAATCAACTCCTCTAAATTCTATTAGTCCTAAATAACTTCCATCTGTTGTAGTAGTTAAAGTTCCAACTGTATCATTGTGAGATTTATCAAAATGTAAGGTACTTGTCACGCCAGTAGTATCTGAAAATGTTTTTATTCTCATATTAGTAGCTGTACTTCCACCACTATCTACAAGATTTAAAATAGTGTCTGGAGATGCAGTACCAATCCCGACATTGCCTGAACCATCTATACGCATTGCTTCAGCCATATTGTCACCATCAAAATTTGATGTAGTGCTAAATATTAAAGAGTAGCTTTGGTCACTTCCACCTCTTCTTCCTTTAATTTCTCCAGCAGTATATGTTGTATGGCTGTAAAACCCAATACCAATTTCTTGAGCATATGAGTTTTGTGTATTTTGTAATTTTAATCCCTCAATCGAAGTTTGTCCAGTGTTTTCTATATGTAATGGATTTCCTGTGCTATCATTTCTAATCAATAAACCAGTGGTACCAGTCGCACTTGCGTTTTGATTATAAATCATTACAAGGTCACGAGCAGTTGAATTTGATGAATTAGAATGAAAATATGCCGCCCTACCATCTACCAAAGAGTTTGCACTTGAAACATTTAAACAAGTACCAGAAGTAATTGCAGGAGAGGCTATATGAATCCCGTGCTGTGAAGTAGCCTCTGTATCAATATATATGGCTGGGCTATTAGCATCTTGGTTTACTGAAATAGCATAAGCCGCACCGCTTTGATTTACTGTTAAACCGACAGTTGCGGCTGTATTGGTAATTGCCATATCTCCAGTTAATACTTCTGAATATGCCATTGAGCCACCACCATTTACAGTTAAATCACCTGCAATGGTAACATCTCCAGATATTGTACCACCTTTAAGAGATACGTTTAATCTATTATTTGTAGCATCTAAAGCTGTATTAAAAGCTTCTTGTGATGTGTGAGAGTATGCGTTTACCGCATCTCCTGAAGAATCAAGGAGTACTTTATTTAGTACTTCTTTTGTTGTATATTTATTAATGTTTGACATAATTTATCCTATATTCCTCCGCCACCGCTTAAAAGCATCTATATTGGTTAAACTAAATTTGGAACCTTAACTACCCTGCTTCCGCCTGTTTTATCTTTTTTCCTTACGCCATATCTCTGTACAGCTTCTTTAAAATTTCTTTCATGTTTATTAGCCATAGCCATAGAAGCTTGTGCAACTCCAGCATCTGATGAAGTTCCAGCTTTATCCATATATAAACATTTTTTAACATAGTCTACCACTGACAACTCTAATGCATTGTCTATATCTAGATTATCCGTAACAGCAGAAACGCTATTTGGCTCTGCGTAATAATGTATTAATATACCATCGGTAACAGCTTCAGATATAGCTTTCCATTGCTTTCTAGAGCTAGTTCTTCCATTTCCACTGGAATCTACTTTAGTTATTAACGCAAGCTTATCTCCTTCAATAAAGTACATAGCTTGATTCTCTGGGTATTTTATATTACTTGCCATAATTAATCCGGTTTATCTACGTTTGTTTCACTTGCTATATCAGCTAGTAATAAATTCTTATCAACTAGTCTTGGTATCTGTATATAGTCACCTTCATTATCCATTACATAAACTCTCAATACTTGATTTGCTTCTAATGCATTACTACTTGAATCAGTAGCTCCATCAGCTAAATCATAATACATTCTATCTGCAACAGTTGTTATCTTAGCATGGGCAACTTTTACTTTATGAGTTCCTATCTCAACCAAGGCATCATTTATTAAATTTAAAATATAATTTTCTGGGGCACTTGGGAAAACTAACCTCACCCTACTTATTAATTCTTTTACGCTTATTGAATGTACTGCCATATTAATTTACTAGCTGTGCTAGTCCTCTATCATAATCTTGTTGTAGTTTTGCCTGTTGTTTTTCATACCAACCATATTCAGTTACATTAACACTTAAGCGTGATTGTATCTCATTTGCATATCCTTGAGCTTCTGATAAATTTGCATTAACTTGTTTTACTCTCATATCTCCAATGCCAACCCACTCTGATAAATGCATCTGTGCCCTAGATAATTCTGCTTGAACAATATTCAAAGCGGAGGATACTAATTCAATATCTTCATTTGCCTGTGCTCCAAATGCATCTGTAGTTGAAGATGGTTGGTCACTGTTAACAACACTTTCAGCCGCATCTAAAGCCGCTTTTACCCTTGTTAATTGCGAATCGTTTGTAAGGAAAGTAGACTCATCACCAAATACAGATTCAGAATCAGCATTCTCAAATTTCTCAACAGCGGTTCTAGCTTGTAAGACAGCTTCAGTTAGCTTTGATAATGCATTATTTATATCAGTATCACTATGTTTTGTTGTCATTAATTGTTGTAATGCTTTTATACTTGCATATAAAACAACTAAATGCTCTGCTTCATTTGGGAAATTAGCTATAGTACTGACTCCACTAGCGTCAACCGTTGGAAAAACAACATACTGAACTTCCGCAACCTGAGCAGAAGTAGGTGTAGGGAAAACTTCTAATATATTATCATAGATTGTATATGCTGGGTCTGTGGCTTTTGCATACTCCATATCTACTGTATCGCTTTTTACCACAGTTCTTTTATGCGGTGGTATGTACCTACATGGTCTAAACACAGCACCAGAGCTATCGCTTTCTTCTCTGACTACAGTAACAACTTTACCGTAAGTATCAACATTGGCTAAAGTTGGGGTTGAGTTATCCAAGGTTGATTTATCTAAACATTTATAAAGCATTGAGTTTGGAAGTGCGTTTATAATTTCCTTACAACCAGCTGTCATAAAATCATCCATAGCAGTTTGGTCTGAGAAAGTTCCAATTAAATCTTGTATCTGTACATCAAAATTAGCCATTAACTAATCCCCGCTTTTCTTACTCTTTCTTTCCAAATTTTATTACTTCTCTCTTTCTTCTCTTTTGAAATTTTTTCAACATGAGAATCCATACTCATTGTGGAAAACTCTATATCACTTCTTTTACCAGCTTCACTCATCATAAATAAATTTGTAGTATATAAAGCTTCAGATGCTTTGTTACCACAGCTTCTACAGTAAAACCATCTTTCTGGGTTTGGAGTCTCACAATGTATACAGTTCATATTTTCCTTTTTTAGATTTGGGGGCTACCCTTTATACGATAACCCCCACAGTTCTAATTACTGTTAACTTTATTAATTCAGTTTATGATGTTTGGATACCGTTATTGATACCAGATAATGAACTACCAACATACTCACCAGCTACGAACATAAGTTCAACGTAGTCACCTTTCTGTGCAGTTGTATCTAGTATAACATTAGACACCTGAGTTCCAGCTGTTGAAACAGCCGCATCACCACCAGCATCTTTTGCTACCAAACTAACAATAGCACTACCAGCCGCAATTGTAATATCTCCAGTTGGTGTTTCTTCCTCTACAATAAATTTGTAGTAAACACCATCTTCACACGTAGATGCAGTTGGAAGAGTAATCTCATAAGCTCCATCTGCAGAATCACACATAAAGACTTTTCCACTGTCGTTATTTGTCAATGTTCTAGCGGCAGTAATTTTCTCTACTTTTTTCTTAAGTCCAAAAGTAGAACCACTGTTTTCTTCTAAGTAACTTGCTCTAGCCATTATTAAACTCCTTCTAAGTTAAGTAAGTAATGAGTTTCTGGAAGAGATACTTCTAAGCCAGCTTCTGTTATAATCATATCTTTACGAAGGTCTTCGTCAGCAGATTGAACATTAGTTTGTATTTGAGTGTCACGATTAACACCATTACCAACTAACGGACGATAAGCTACGTGGTCTAAATCAACCATCATTAAGAAACCTGAAGCAAATTGCCTAAACAAAGGCTCTTTAACTAAGTTCATTGTTCCGTGAATAGTATCAACAGATAAAATTCTATGACCATAAGAACCTTGTTTTTCAGATAAATTATAACGAACATTTGAAACGTCGTTTACTGCTGTAGATGTTCCACTCATCATTGAGGTATTAAGGAATGCATCTGCACCAAGTTTATTAAAGAACGTAAGAACTGGCATACTAGCAAGAGCTAGCTTACTATCAGTTCCTCCACGAGCAGGGTCATATACAACTTCGAAATCAGAAAGAATTCTGTCGTATGTTAATTCTGCCGCAGTTGAACTACGAAAGTATGGAGCACCAGAACTGTAAGATAGTGCCGCATCATTAACAACGGAAGTTCCGTTTTTAATAACGTGTCCACATATACCTTCTGTGTACTGTATACCATTCTGACTAGCACGTTGACCAAAAAGCATAGCACGTTCAATATCTACTTTATGCTCACGAAGTTTGAGATTCCAAATTCTTTGGAACTCATCTGCGTACCCACGATAATGAGTAGCACGAGCAGTGTTAGACATTTCACAAGCTGTTTTAAAGATTTGAGTAAACCCATAATCATTATCTAGTTCTTCAGAAAAAACGTCTGGAGCACCAGTACCTTCAGCGTATGAAGTACCAATTACTTGACATTTTGCATTATCCGCACCTGTTTCAGCACCATCAATAGCTGATATTGTCCTACCTGTAAATGTACTAGTAGAACCAGCGTCTGTTGGAGCAGTCTCAACACGAACAATGATTGTCTCAGGAGAATTGTTTTCTGTATAGTCTACAGCAAAAACCATTCCCTTTACCAGCCAATCTACTGACGCACCGCCAGAAGTATCAACTGAATATGTTAAAGTAGAACCAGCCGCAGGAATACTGTGAGAACCAGCGAGTAAAAACCCTCTGTCTGTCATAGAAACCTTTGTCCTGTCCTCTAAAAATCGGAATTGTGGGTCATCGGTGGGAACCTTAGCTACCTTAGAAAGATACACGAAAAATGGTGATTCGTCTGGAGCCAAGTCCGCCACACGGTCTGAGAAGTTAAATAACCTACGAGTATGATAGCCAGAAGCGGCTGAACCCGGGTCACCAACATTCACAATCCCTTGATTGTAAGTTGCCATTTAGGACTCCTTGTTTATATTTTACTTTTATGTGACATATTCATAACACCCTTCCACACATCATCTAACTCACTTGGTTGCTCAGGTGCAGACCCTTGAACCACTCCAGCCGTAGTTGGAATTGTTTGAGTCTTCTGAACAGCCTCTAAATTCGGTGATACCTTTTCTTCTCCACCTTTATATCTTCTATATACGTCAACTAACATATCTAAAGGGAGTTCCTCCCTAGGT